TTAATAATCCTGTGCTTGGGTTGTAAGTTAAACCAGTAAATACATCTAAACTGGTAACTTGTCCACTACTAACAGGGCTAAAAACAGGATAAAAAGTAGCATTGGTTGTTACATTGTTTATACCAATTGATTCTGTTGCAGAAACAACAAAAGGATGCCCCTGCCCTATGAACGTGTTAAACGATCCATCAATATTAAAATATGCCTGAACATGCAATATATTTTGGTCAGATGTTAGAGCAGGAGCAGTCATTTAGTAAGGTATGCAAGTCATAACAATCACATCACCAGCAGACATATTTGCCGCTAATCCTGTAGTAATTCCATAACCAGTTACAGTTACTGATGTTGTAGTGCTTAAAGTCTGTTGCAAAAACAAACTTGAACCATTAGTAACATCATTGGCTATACACATCCATCCGTTTGGAGCAGCGGGAAGTGTCAAAGTACCTGATGCAGCACCGCCAGTACCCACAGTTACCGCAAAACAGTTTGGATTTACACCTTTGAGAGTTGGTGAAGTACCAAAACCACTTGCTATAACTGGTTGAGTAGCGTAAGTGCTCAGTAATACAGTATTTGGTGTATTTGTATTGGCTACTTGATTGGTCATGATTGATCTGCCATTGGAGTAATATACAGATTTGCAGTCGATGTCGCAGTAATAGCGCTTACAGAAAATCCGTTAGACGGAACTGCAATTACCATTGGAGTTGACATAGAAATGCCGAGTATTACTGTGTTAGTAGGAGTTCCATTAGTCGGGAATACCGCTGCAGGAGCTGTGACCGAGTTCAGAGCGTTAGCTTCTGTAATCGTAAGCGCAATCGGATTGGCTGAAGTGTTAAGAAAACCGCAATAATTGATCTGATCGTTACCCGCTGGAGTAACAGTCAAAGCAGCTGATGCGGTTGTCGATACAGCTACAACGTATGATGGGCCAACTGGCCTAAAAACGCTTGTATTTGCCATGATCAAACTGCTGTTGCAGGAGCTGGGCCATCAAAACGTGTAATTTGGAACTCATATACACCTGATGCAGGAGTTGCAGGAGATGTACTACAGTTACCAAACTGAACAGTCAATACGTTATTGGTCAAACAATCTGTTTCAGCAATGAAAATTCCAGCAGTTTGGTTAGCAATGTAACCACCTGGTTGGATATAGTCAGTTGTTAACAAGCCTGGAACAGTAAAAGTCTGAACTGCAGTTGTACTAGCAGCGACTTGGGCAGGTGTAAGGGATGGTGCAATGTAAAAAGTGCTTAAAGCATTTCCACGAGCAATTGTGGTAGATGGCATGATTTTTCCTTTGAAAAATTATAATGAATTATAGTCTAAAAAGAGAAAAAGCTACCCCTTTTGAGGATAGCCTTTCTCATTTATTTAGCTTGGATTAGCTAAAGTCATAGCCGTAAACATACACATCACCTGTACCAGTTGCGCCAGAGGCGGTTGTTACATCTGCGTATAAAGTTTGAACTATTTGCGCTGGTGTGTTAGCAGATGCTGTTGACAATGAAACACCGAGAGGTGAAGTTGCCAAAGCAGAAATCTGAGCTGTAGTCAGCGCTGGGAACAAACTAGATGGTGAACCTACGTTTGTTGTTGTAAGACTCAATGCAGTAGTTGTAGACAATGCAACAGCTGAACCGGCATTGTTTACGTTAGTTACTAACAAAGTCTGTGGCAAGTACGCAGTAGAGTTATTTACTGGTACTGGTGTAAAACCTACAGCATTTAAGTTCACACCTTTTGCAACACCAATCAAACGCAATGTTTGGTTTGTTGTGACATTACTTGGGTGTGCCGATACTGTGGTTGCTGGGCCTGGATTACTCATTTGTGTTTCCTTTAAATAAGTTGATTAAGATGCGATTCTGCAGGCAAGTTCTTGATACAGAGGCGCCCATCCATACAGCACATCCAAACGTGTTGGAATACTATCGTTGTTAATCGTGTACTGCCTTACAACACGAATCGACAAACCAACTTCTTTATCACTAGCTCTACCGGCAAAATGCACTCCTTCTGGAAGCTCTAAATCGGCTCATTTCTGTTACTTTCGGCTTTCGCCTACTGACCACTTTTGGTGGCGGGAGAAACTCTTCGGATTCTCCTCTCTGCCTTCAGTTCAGTTATAGCAGAGTTCAGACTATCGCATCAGCTTTCGCTGCCATCCCACTTAGTCGTTCAGCCTGCACGACCTTTCGGTCTGCTTGGCCCTTGTTAACCTCTTCAGGCACTCCAAGTCAATCAGGGACGGTTTTCTACTTACGCTGCTTGTAAGTAGCCGCAGTCATTTACGGCAAGAGTAAAGGCATCACGATGGAAAAGCATGTTTTGTGGCGACAATGTACCTGTGTTGTTGAATGGTGTAACAACTGCTGTTGTAGATGTTGTACCAATGATTGCTGTGTTCTGGAATTGTCCACCAGTAATGATCGCAGGAGAAACAGTAATGTTTGTTGCGCCAGTTCCTACAGTTGTAGTAGCCTGAACAACAAAATTACGCAATTTACCTGAACCATAAGCCTGGCGGTTTTGTGGGTTAGTAGCATACAAACCAGCGATCTGGATAACGTCACCAGCGTTCAATGTAGAAGCTGAAGATGCTTTGATCTGGATTGTAGAATACTGTGACCAACCACTTGAAAGATAACCAACTTGTGCAGTTGTGTCAGCAGACAATGTATTGCCAGAGTAAGAGCCAAATGTTTGGCTTACCACGTTTTGATCGAGTTTCCAATTTGTACCAGCTGAATCACGACCCATCAAACCTTTCCTGTATTGCTCTGCAATGGCTTCTTGTGGCATAAACAAACCTTTTAAGCTGTCAACGATTGTTGCAGATGTGAAAGGCTCAACGATACAAGCACGACGACCATCTCTAGGTGCGCCTTCAGCATCAAGATAAGCACCAGCTGTTAAGTAGGTGATTAGTCCTGTTGGAGGTGTACCAGCAGTTCCAACAATGTTTGCTGTTTGAAGAGCAGCCATTGCAAGTCCGTCACGATCAATTTTGTTAGCAATAGTTGCTACTGCAGGCTTCAACACTCTGTCTGAGAACATGTCCAAACTTAATGCCAAATCCTGAGTGGTAAACTGAGTTGCCACTTGAAATTGTGTTGATAATGTTACTGGCAATGAAGTCTCGTTAAAGTCTTCAACTGATAGTGCTGGGCCTACAGCACCAATAAAACGTCCAGGACGTCTTACGTTTACTGTGTTACCAATTTTGCCTCCGACTACAGCGAATTGATCGTCGTAGTTGCGATTTACCTCTGAAGAAAACGTCAATTCGTTTTCTAAAACCATTAAGGCTTCATTGGTAATTTTTGAAATCGTCAAAAGATTATTAGACACTTTAGTATTCCTTTTTAAGTGTTAATTTAATAAATTTACCTAATCTTTCCAGCCTTACGCATTTCTTTCCATTGCTGTATTGATCCTGTAAACTCCCCATCGGCAGTCATAGGTACATCAACATTAGAACCGCCTCGGATTGGATTGATAGGCGCTGGTGCATTGCTTTTTCTTACAGCAGGCTTAGGCGCTTCTGCGGTTTTTTCAAACCTAGCCTCTAATTTCCCAATCTCTCTTAAAGCACTTGTTAAAGATAATCCGCTGATCTTGGTTGCAACTTCGGGATTCTCTGCCAGATGGTAAAGAATCTTTGGCCCTACATCGCTATCCAAAATAGCATCCCTAACTTGGTCTGATACAACCACATCGCTAGATGCAATCATGTCTTCGTAGTCAGGCAGTTCGCTTTTCGCTACTTCTAACTTTGTTTGCCAAGAGGTCATAACTTTCTGGCGCTCTTCGTTAGCTTTGCGTTCAGCTTCCTGTTTATCCCTGTTTTCAAGTGCTTTAGCAGTCGAATACTCTGCCAATGCTTTTGCATATTCAAACGCATCGGTAAAGTCACTCGGCTGTGGCTCTTTATTAGGCTCATCCTGTTTTACAGGCTTAGAACCTTTTTCAAGCGCCTCTAAACGTGCCTCTAAATCCGCAGCTCTTTGGCGCTCTCGGTCAGCTTCCTGCCGAGCCATCTCACGTTGCTTTGTTAATTCAGAAAAACGCTTTTCAAGTTTCGGATTCGGCTTCTTTTCGCCTTCCTCTACTGGTTTGGGTTCGTCTGCAACTGGTTCACTCTGCGGAGTATCCTCAACTGTCGGCTCGGTTTCAACCGCCTCGACAGGAGCTTCCGTAGCTAAACCAAGTTTATTAGCATAAAACTCGCCCGAATTTTCGCTCGTCAATACAGACGATGCTTCTCTTTCACTAGACATAGGTTTTCCCTAAGAATTTGCCCTGTGTACCTCACAGGTAAGGTTTAGTCAATATAACTGAAAGTAATTATACTGTCAATTATTGTTGATTATTTAATCTATTGGCTTTGTATAATCCCATGCTTCTGTAACATGGTTAACAGCTTCTTTCATTCTTTCGTGCAATTTTTTTGCTTGTTGTTTTTCATTAAGCCCTGTGAATCCTTGAACTTCTTTTTTTATTCCTGAACTATATTCTTTTACATGTGGTTCGTTAACTTTTACAAAATTAAAATAATCTTTATCTGGAGTTATTTTTTCTTTGTATCTATGATAAAAAATATTAGATGCTCTAGGTCTATTTAATTCTTTTTTAGACATTTCGTCTTTGTTAAATTCTTCACGATTGGCACTTGTTACAGTTGGCATTATTGATTTCCCTGTATTGATTGAATTGCCTCATTACCAAAGGCATATTGTTCGGCATTTCTTGCCCTAATTTCACGTTCTAATCTAGCAGTATCCATGTGATGCAATAACAAATTTGTAATAGCTTCAATTTCTACTTTGTTTTGCGAAGTAATCGAACGTGTATTTTGATCGTTAACTTTAACTTGCGCCATAGTTTCTGTATTGTGCGCTTTGGTTGTTTGGCGTAACAATTCACGTTTGTTTTCGTTATCTTGCTTGACCTGCTCAATGTCTTGGCGTTGTTTCATAGCCAACTGCATAGCCTGCATCTGTTGTTGCATCTGTTGAACTTGACCTTGCGCTGCCTTGAGCTTAATTTGCACTTCAGGCGGTATGTCTGAATGTTCGTCAATCTGCGCCATTGGGTTAAGCGCTGCAAGTCTGTCTGCAATTGTTTCTGCGCCAGGAAAATCCATATTCCTAAACACCAGATCAGCTGCAGCATTAAATAATTGCTCGTTACCTTGCAGTAATGGCATCATGGCATCAACCGCTTCTTGGCGCTTGGAGTTGTAACCTGGGCCAGTCTCCATCACCACGTCGTATTGACCAACAGTTACATCGTTCTTGACCTTACCAACCGCTGTGCGTTCGTTAATTGTAAGTAGATCAGGTTTACCATCATCACCAATAATACGCATAATGCGCTCGGTATCGTAAATCTTAGGAATTAGGTCTAAGATAATTTTGCCTGTGTACGCAATAGATTTAGTCAAGTTATCGTACAAATCAAAGTTGGTTAGATCAACTTGCATTTGCTGACCATTTAGCGCCTTACCAGACATATTGCCTGGCAATTGTTGGCTAGGATCATATATTCCAATGATCGTCGCCATGTCTGAGTTAATCTCTTGCGCTGCAGCCATCACTCCAGCTGGAGGCGGTTCTGGTTGCAGTCTTTGTGGAGGAGGCGCTGGGTTGCCATCAATGTCAGTCTGCTTGTAACGCAATGTCGCCATTGATTTGATGTTTGCTGCAGCCCAATCTAACTCGTGCCCTTCGTCTTGACCTTCAGCCATAATCCACTTGGCTTTAGGTGCAAGTGCTACAGATTCTGTGAGTGATGTTACCCAGAAGTTGTACATTCTTTGGGCATCTTTGGCATGACGAACCATACCAAACTTCTTGCGTTTATCTCCGATTACAACGTGCCGTCCGTAAACTGGAACAATTGGGATGTAATAACCAGGCCAATCACGCTCCTCTAGCACCGCAGTAGCTGTTAGCTTTTTCCATTTAATTGTGCGTTTAATAGATTTACGCTCGTTAACGACAAATAGCCCAGCACGTTCAATTCTGTCAAAGAAGTCTTTACTTTCTGCAAATCGTGTAGAACCATCTGAGAGCTGATATAGAGTTGCGGGTTCTCTGACTGTGTACCAATACTCTGCTACTCTTATGTCTTCTTTGGTAATCCATTCGCTTTGCGTATCTCCAGTTCCACGGCTTAGGAATGATGTTTCGTCCACATCGGGATATAGTTCCCTGAATGTGGTCTTTGGCATCATTGTAGTTATTAAACAACGCTCTTGGTCTGAGCCATCAACCGCAATACTGTTTGGGTCTAAATAGACTGTAAATGGGTTGTCAATCGGATCAATAAAGATTTCTTGGTCAAAAGAATCTTCTCTTACATATCTGTGATCAACACGCCAGTATCCCCAGCCCATGCGAACTGCGTAGTTATAAGCATTGTCGTAAGCGTTATCTGCGTTAGAGTTAACTTCAATATGTCGAATCATACCCTGAACGACCTTAGCTTCCGCAGCATCTTCCTGCGTATTAGTCGCATGTACCTTGATTCTCGGACGTTGTTGACGTTGCTGATTTGTAACTTGACGGCAATAGCCATCGAGCTTATTAATGGTAAGAACTGGACGAGATTCAAGATTTCTACTATTTTGGAGGTCTACTGGCCATTGATTTCCGCCAGATGCAAACTTTAGGTCTTCTAAAGCCTCTTGGCGGTTCATGGTGTCTGCATCATTGGAAAACTTCAGGAACTGTTTAGCTTCCTCAATTATTGGATCGTAATCGTCTGTGTTTGAGTCGTATGCCATGTTTGCCTTTATTTAATGGGTTGTCCATTAATGTCTTGAATGTCTAACAAATGCTCGTTGCCAGGAAATATTACAAAGTTTCTAGTGCCTTCACCTAAAGTCCTACTACCTTCATCAAGATATTTAATGCCTGGTACGCCTAATTCAGCTAATTTGTTGCTTGCATTTTTTTGAGTCATTTCATTAGCTAATCGCATATATGTCCATTGACCACGTTCTGTAGGATCAAAATCTTCACTTTTAGGGTGATACATATCAGGATTATGTTTAGCTAATGCTTCTTGTACATTTTTAGGTTGTTGACTAAAAGGCTTGTCCCAATCAAGCATTTTATTTATATGCTCATCAGGCAAATCTATTTTATAAATATTTCCAGGATCTTTAACTTTTTGAAGTTTCTCTTCCATTAATTCATCATATTCTTTAGCTGCTTGCTCACCTTTTTGAGACTTGAATTTTCTATAACTTCCTGCATTATCTTCATCCATTATTTTGGATAGTCTTTTTAATTTAGCGTTATATTCTTGAATTGATGACAAATCTTTAACGTTTTTTGCGTAACCTTCAGCTACTTTTGGATTTTCAGCAACATAAAGTCCATGTCCAAATGCTTGCGCTCCTTCTCCAGTTCCAATTTTGGATGGGTCAAATTTCATAAATTTGTATGGAGAACCATGAAAAACAGTCATTCCAATTGGGTTATAAGCACCAGCCATTTGTTCTGCAGCCTTTAAAACTTTTGGGCTACTTAATGGCTCTCTAGCTTCACTTGCTGATTGTTCGCTATATTCTCTAGCTCTATCATTGGCATTGCCTACCATTTGCTGAAAACTAGCAATTGGGTTCATGGCAGTATCTGTCAATCTGCGCTTAAAACTATCGGCAGCGCTAAATACATCGGCTAGTGTAGGCACATTTACTCCAAATAAGTTATAACGCCATCCACGACTGTGGTGGTGCATAGTTTACTTGTTTTGCACGTTTTGGTCTAGTTTCCTGTACTCCAAGACCAATGTACCTGAACGCATCAGCACCATGCGAATACTGGTCATGCAAAGGGTTTCTGCTAAATTGCTTTGTATCTGGATCTACTTCGTACTTGTAATGCCTAAGACATTGGAGTCCATCATAGCAATTATCTCGGTCAAAGTAGCAGTTTCTGAATATAGTTCTCGCTGCATTAATAGAGTCTGCGATAGGAGTTCTAGGGATGATTTTGGTTTTGAACCCTGCAGATTTGACGATTTCCTCAATTGATCGTCCGTTTGATCCAATTGTTTTGTTTTGTGCATCATGTGGCAACCATAATGTATCATAAACATAGCCGTAAGTCTGCATAAGCGCTAAATAATGACTTATTGTCTGCTGATTGTCTTCAATGTAACGTATGAGCCTTATTTCTTGTGCAATGAACTGGACAAACCAAATGGATGTGGAATCTGCCCAGCCAAGGTCAAATACTGCAATGACTGGCTTAGTAGGATCGTAACGCACCTTGGTGATTCTTTCCTCCAGCTCTGCCATTTGCATTTCTTTAGCAAACACAGCTCCGTCCACAGTCTGCCTACACAATCCTTCCCAGACTGTGTTGTATGCTTCTATATCTCTAGATTGCAGAGTTCTACGCTCATAATCCAATACCTCTGGAAACCAAGGATTATCTGACCAATTGACTTTTTGGGTGATGCAATTATCTGGCGGATGTAGCACAAAGCGCTGGTAAGTTGCATCAGACTCTAATTCTGGATTCATAGTTATCCAAATTTCTGAATCCTTGGCTCTGATAGTAGGAATTAGAATATCCCAACTTCTAGCTGATACCGCCTGAGCTTCTTCTACCCAGACAATTGTGCAACCCTCAAACGATTTTATATTGTGTGGATTGTTTTTCAGGCCAACAAAATTAAACTCTGTGCCGTTTTTTCCTCGAATTGTGCGCTCAGTTATCTCATAAAACCCAATTAAACCCAAATCTACGATCTGGTCGCTCAATAACTTATGAACCGACTGAGATATGGAGTTTTGAAATTCACGAGCGCAAAGTATTCTGTGTACTTGCTTTGCCCCCAAGATAAGCAATGCTCGTGCGACCGACCAGCTCTTTGCCGATCCTCTACCGCCAAAGATGCACTTGTATCGGGATTTCTCAAACAAGCATTGTAGTTTGACAGGAAACTCTGCCTTGGTGATCGCAGCTTGGATTTCACTCTGTTCCATTAGGCGCTACAAATGACACTTGGATATTCTGCATTATCGGAGAACCATCTGCGTTTTCTATACTTGTCGCTTGGATAGCTTTGCCCTCTAAACGATCCATGAGTTCTTTTATTGCCCAAGGTTCTCCGCTTTCTGCTTGACTGATTAATTGTTCTGCAACCTTAACCAATCTGTGTGGCTCTTGCAATAATGTCATTCGCAAACGATCGGAAAAGATGCGAGACTTGCTCCCATTCTTGTTTCCGAGTGGTGCTCCTACTGGCATATTACTCTAATCCCTAAATAATTGATTTCTTTATTACTTTTAGTTATTAACAGGAGTGTTTTCAACTGGCTCTGCATTTAGTTTTGGCACAGCCATTTGCTCATTAGCTTTTGCCATTAATTTCTGAACCAATAATTGCATGTCCCTGATTTTGTGTTCAAGGCTAGTAATTATTAAGTTTACATCTTGGATTTCATGTTCAAATATCATTTTTTCTTTCCTTGTGAATGTTTACGACCTGGACCTTTTTTAGTTGAATGTGGGTTTGCACCAGCCTGCCACTTCATAAAAACATATTCGTCTACACCCATTGCAATTAATAAATGGACGGCTAAACTGGCTTTCATTTTTTTTTCTTGGCTTTTTCAGCCTCACGTTTTTCAGAATATGCAATTGCTACTGCCTGTTTTACAGGTTTATTAGCCTTGATTTCAGCTTTAATGTTCTTTTTGAACGCTTCGGGTTTGGTTGATTTAATTAACGGCATCTTGTTCCTCCACAAAACAAACGTCTTTCCATGACATGACAATTAGCTTTTCGCCATTGTCCTTGAACTCAAAATATTTAAGATACTCGTCTTTGTAATCTTCTGCAAGTGTTCCAAAGTATATCTTATCACCTACTTTTAATCCCTCGTCTGCAGCTTCGTCACCGACCGCTACAACGTGACCAATAGAGTCAGCTTCAGCGGTTTGTATATACAAAGTCGATACGATTCTTGGTATAGGCTTGACAATAATCTTGTCTCGGATTGGCTTCATGGTACTTGCCTCCGACTAAGTTTGTTGTTTTTTGGCTTCAAAACTTCTCTAGCTTCTGCTACATCAGCAGAAAAATCCCCAACCGCTTGGGCTGGGGCTAAAGTCGCTTTTTCGGCAACTGCATCTCTTTCAAAATGAAACCTAAACTCACCGCACCATTCATTTTGATGCCTGTTCATATACGTTGGGTATCTTCTGCATTGACCCAATGTTTGATTATTTTGTAGATCAAAGAACCTACATAACTTACAATTCTCTTTATCCAATTTTAAGTCTCCTTACTTAAGTTGGCTAGAAACCCTACACATCGACACAATGTTGTGGGGTTTCGCTATTTTACATTCTATCTTGAACGTGAGGCACACGCTCGTGAGTATAACACTCAGATTCGCTAGAACCTGTGTTGAACTCACCAGTACGACCATCATTTTTACCCATGTGGCTGTTATCGCGCATACCGATTGTGTCTGCTTTACCCATGCCTACACCACCGACTAGTTTAGCTTTACGCTCACCAGACATATCACTTGCGTTAACGCCTTTAGGCATTTTTTCGCCAGTCATGCCAGGTGTTCCCTTTGTGCTGTTTGGGCCTTTTTCACTACCCATCTTCTCGCCAGAGCGATCAGAAGCGGCAACGCCTTTAGGCATTTTTTCTTTACCGTAGTATCCCATTTTATATCCTTTAAAAAATTGGAATCTTTATTTTCGCATCATAAATGCGTTTGTCAAGTGGTTTGAATTGTAACAAATAAATGTTATAAACGACAGTTAATTCTTTACTTAAAGTTCATATGATAAAACATACTGACGAAGAAATCATCGAAGCATTTGCAAAACATGGAAGTGCTAAAGCAGTCGCAAGGTTTTTGAAAATAGATTTAAGAAATTTAGTAAGAAGAAAACAAAGAATGGAAGAAAAGGGTGTTGTAGTCCCGACTGGTCATGTTGATTATCATAAGATAGAAAGAAAGATAGACCTTGGAATTCTCAACGGATCAGTTGTAGTATTCTCAGATGCTCACTTTTGGCCTGGTATCCGAACTACTGCATTTAAAGGCTTATTGTGGGCAATATCCACATTAGCACCCAAGGCGGTCATAGCTAACGGAGACATTTTTGATGGAGCTTCCATTTCCCGCCACGCTAGGATTGGCTGGGACAAAGCACCAAGCGTAATTGAAGAGCTAAAGGCTTGTCAGGCTTGTATGTCAGAAATAGAGGAAGTAGCAAAAGCTGCAAGACATAACGTCAAATTAGTTTGGCCCTTAGGCAACCATGATGCTAGATTTGAAACTTATCTCGCTGCCAACGCACCTCAGTTTGAGCATACCGCAGGATTTAAGTTGTCAGATCATTTCAACCTTTGGCAGAAGTGTTGGTCAGTATGGTTAAATGAGTCTGTAATCGTTAAACACCGAAATAAGGGAGGTTTACACGCTACCCACAATAATACGGCTCAATCGGGTGTATCAATGGTTACAGGACATTTACACTCTTTAAAGGTAACTCCATACGTTGATTACAACGGAGTTCGATACGGAGTCGATACAGGTACTTTAGCTGATATTTACGGCCCACAGTTTGAAAATTATTTAGAACAAAACCCTGTCAACTGGAGATCAGGGTTTTCCATACTCACCTTTAAAAATGGTGTTATGTTAATGCCAGAGCTAGTTATGGTGCATACCAAAGACACTATCCAGTTTCGAGGCGAAGTTATTAATGTAAAGCAATACTAGACACAAAGTAACACATTAAGTAACCTAGCGGGGATTCTCACCCCGACCTTCCCTTTATCAATGGGATATTCTAAATATTAAATTACAAGGTTAACTTAATTACTCTTCGATTTCGTCTTCTGTCTCGTCTTCCCAAACAATTTCGTACTCTTCTTCAGCATCAGCAACAATAGAAGCTACAAATTCCTGGATAGCAGCAATAAAAGCAAAATCTTCGCACTCAACTTCCAATTTGAAATCGTAACCTTCAATAACTAGATTGTGTTCCATTTAACATTCCCTGTGTTAACTTGCAAAATTGCTGTTAAATGTTAATTGAGTTTTGTGAAACTTTCATTATCTTTAATTACAAATATTTCCCAGTATAAATACAACAAAAGTATCACAAAGAACACAAAAGCACCCAAAAGTAATATTGACACAATCGTTAAGAAATTAAGCATTTAACGTCCTTTAACATCTGGGTTTCTCCGTCAAATATAAACTCCACGTTTTGTTTGCCATATTTACTGAAATCCAAGTATTCGCCATTGGTCTTTTGATTAAACACAACATTGGCAGCAATAGCAAAATCTTGTGGCGGTTTCTTAATCCTAAATTGTACAGTCCCACCAAAGTTTGGAGTTGCACCATGAACTTCAATCCAACCATTTTTAGGATGATTGTATTCAATCTTTTCACCATTTGCCCAAGCTACTATTACGTCATAGTTCTTATGTTTCATTTGTTTTTTTCCTTTTACATCCAGTTTTATTTTCTTTACACTCAATTTCACCACAAAATCCGTTGCAATTTGCTTGTGCTATTTTTAATATTGCCGCAGCAAACTCAAATACACCATTGGTAACATTTTTTCCAATACCAGGTTCAGGAGCAAAAACTGCAAACCATTCATTTAGTATTTCCTCATCCGTCAACCCTACCCATTCTTTATTACCTACAAACTTTTCAGCGCACACAAGGCAATACAACGCATACCCACCACTAACCCCACATTCATCGCAACCTTGTTGTGGTGTGGTGTAAAGAGGCAATGGATCAACGTCAATTGTTACTGGTGCGGTAACTGTTGTTGGCTTTGCCCAGTAAAAACCACCTTCATGCGGATTGAAATAAGCCACAGGCTCTTCTTTAGTCATTCTTGTCCCCTTAAAACATTGCCGATCTTTTAGGCATACATTGAACATCAATAATAATGTCCGTCATCATGCCTGAAACAATGCGTTTGCTCATAATCGGAACTGGGCGCATATTCCCTGCTTCACATTCCAATGATGCTTGTATAACCTCGTTTCGGCTCATCTGCTGAACCTGTGGATCGACCTTAATTGGCACGATTGGAGGATTTAAATAACTTGGTTGGACAGGCGCATCAAGTCTTGGTGCTTGTGTAGCACAACCAGCTAAAAGAATAAATGGAATTAAATATTTCATACGACCGCCTTTAAAACACGTTGATTTCTACCACTAAAACTAGGTCTGACTTCGCCTGTATCAATGATTAATCCTTTTCGGATCAATGGACGAATTCTGGGAGATATAGAGCTTTGTCTAATGTGAGGTAATGCGTGTTCTATGTCTTGCAATATACAACCGCTAGGAAAGGCTTTAATCGCATCTAGGACGACTTTTTCTATTCTACTGACATTGACACTTGCCCCAGCTTCTTTAGACGTTTGTGGGTCTGTAGCACGAGCAAATCCACGACTAACCATTTCACTCAACTCTTCAAATATATTAAATGTTTTCATAATTTACCTTTATTTATCATTAAATTGGGCAGTTCGCATAAAGCAGCGTTTCCCATTCTCCAAATATGACTTAACGTATTTGAGATACTGTAGCTAACACAGTAGACCGCCCAAAAACTTAAAAACCAATGTCGTCAACAGGCTTCTTTTCCCTTGGCTCATTCAAATATGCCCAGCCAGACCAAGCAGGCTCACACACAGGAATGTTGTCAATCTTTAGCATTGGGCCGTTTTTCGTTTCAATGATTGACCCAATTCGTTGGTAGCGGTTCTTTTCCTGACCAGATTGGTCTTTGTATTTACCGACTACGGCTGTGACTTCTTGCGTTACTTTAGACATTTATTTTCCTTAATTTTTCTACTTTTTCGTTTACTTCTTCCAAAAACTCTTTTATCTCAGACTCTAGCTTTTTGCCATACTCTTCATCTAGCTCAATGCGTTGAATAAAAAGTTGTAGGTTATCAGGCAATCTAGGATCATAACTCACAAAATCGCACCATTTTCTACCTGTACAAAGCATTTGCCAAGTCATCTGTGTGATGTACTTTGATGGCACTTTTTGAGACAAAAGTGTATCCAAGTGCGTACTGGTATTTGGGCATTTGATTTCTATGAGTCCGTCATTATCAACCAAACCATCTGGAGATGCTCCAGCCTGTTCAATTTTAGGATGTACAACAAACCCAATCTGGTTGACCATGTTGCCAGTTTTCAACTCGTATTGCGCCCTTGCCAATGGCTCTGTCTCTGTGCCCCATGCCATCGCAGCATTTGTAAAAGATTCCGCTGGTTTGCCAGTCAAAATCTCGCAGATAAGTTGAGCCTCGTAATTGGCACGACTGGCAGAGTAACCTGACTTTGTCGTGGCAATAATGTCCGCAATTCTGGATGCTGTTACTTTTCCGCAACGTATAGCAAACCATTCTTCTGTGCCTTGTTCAATATCATTCATCCACACCCCCATTTATGCCTCTAGGCTCAATTTTCTTAAATTCCCTCTCAACCATCATTGCATCTGCAACTTTGTATGAAAGTTCAATAACTTCTTTGTTAATTGTTTTGCGCCCAAAAATAATACCGATCAATGCCTGGGATGCAAAATAATCTCTTAAATCCATTCTCAAAAGATTCTCTTTCATTTTTAACCTCCAAGTTTCTTTTTGCACACGTCTTTCTTACTTATGAGTTTCTTTTGCCAGTCTTTGTCCCCATCTGTTGCAGCAATTGCCTGCACAAATGCTTTTTGTAATGCTTCAATTGATACACATTCTTCAAACAAAGCCATATAGTCAGCCATTTCGGACTCATTTACATTTGATTCAGGCTCTTCACCTTGAGGCAAATCCTCACCAGCATAAATGTATAGACCGAGACCATGCAACGACAATGATTTAGTCATGCACCGCATGATTGCAGTATTAACCTGAAACGCATCAGGGTTAATGATCGCCTTGTTCCTGTGATCCATTACTGGAAGCTGACAGGTCATTTGTTTGCCAAATAACTGAGTTGTGACAAACACCATAGCAGTTCCGTTGACTTCCATGAAACACTTGTTGTTGAACATTTGTACGTCCCATGTAGCGCCTGGATCAGCCTCTAGTGCCTTTGCCCATGCCCATGCCCATGATAGGTATGTCAGTTGTCCTTTTTTCTCTGTGTGATCGTTTACATTAAGTTTAAGTAGGTCGTTGATAGTCATACAACCCCCAAATACATTAAAGTAAATGTAAACACAAACATGATTACGCAAATCAAACAGATTAATTTATCTTCGTTATCCATATCATCCTCGAAATTGGGTTGTGGGGTTGCGGGAAATGCCTCAGCTAAAGTGCGAGGAAACGTACGAGTTGTTTCGTTGCCGGTGTAAAAAAATTTAATTGTCATCTTCGTCCCCCATGCAATTGTCGCAACCAGGATGATCGGGGTCTGAGCAGATTGGATTTGCTCTCAAAATGTTGTATTGACGAGCTTCCCAAAAGTCTTGCGCTTTTAATTCTCTAATATCATCGTCTTCTTCAAAATAACTTCTATTACTCATAATGTGTCCTTAATTTATCTAGTGAAGTATCAGCGTTGTGCTGATGAATGAAGTATAGTATAAATTTGCATAAAGTAAACAACTTGTTTAAAAATAATACACAATTTGTTGACTATTTGCTGTTTTTGACTAAAATACAACTATGAACACAAATATACAAAACGACAAAGATTTAATTATTAAATTGGGCGGTTCAAGCGTTTTAGCTAAACATCTTAATTTAAGTAAACAAAGAGTACACAATTGGATGACTAGAGGAATACCAGCTTCTATTAAATTGGCATATCCAAAAATATTTTTAAAAAAACCAAAAAAATGACTAAATATTGCCATGTTTGTGAAAATTTAATATTAGAGCCTGGTTGGTTAAGTACTGCCTGTTATCTTTGTGGGCCTGGTTACGAATTAGGAAAGAATAGGGCACATTCTGCAGTACACCAAGCTATTAAAAAAGGTAAATTAAAACCTGTATCTGAACATAATTGTGTTGATTGTGGTAAAAAAGCAAAATTTTACGATCATAGAGACTACAACAAACCTCTTGATGTTGTTCCTGTATGTCATAGTTGTAATGGTTTGCGAGGTCATGGAATAGCTCTAGACATGACAAATGTGAAAATTAGAAAAAATAAAGAAAGAAAAACAGAAAAAACTCCAAAATTAATAATTACAAACCCTTTTTTACAAAGAAATTGTGTATAATCCGATCATTGCCGTTGCACGCAATTATTTAAGCCATTTGTGAAAGTATCTTGCCTCTATATTCAGAGGGTGCAACCAAGATACTTTCTCAAGTGGCTTTTTTTATTGTTGTAATGCAATCGTACCCCACACGGAGCAGAGCGTTTGAATGGACGGCTTGGGACAAAACACCGCACTCTGATACACCCCAGAGCAAAACGTGACCGAACTTAGTTTAGGTATCGGTAAAGCACAAGATAACTCAGGTGGACAACTAGGTCTTGTGTATAAGCGAATAAACTCGTCAAGCGCACTTGGGCTTTTTGTGTAGATAACTTAAGATAAATGATGATAAATAACAAGATGCTGGAGAGGGAATGGTTCATATCCACCCTAGCATAACCTATGGAATAACATGAATGATCCTTTTAAAATAATTGAACCCACAGTAATTAGCTTTAGTGGAGGTAGAACATCAGGGTATATGTTGTGGAGAATATTGCAATCAAACAATGGGCTTCCAGATGATGCGATAGTTTGTTTTGCTAATACAGGCAAAGAAATGGAAGAAACCCTAAAGTTTGTACATGATTGTGAAACTAATTGGAATGTAAAAATAAATTGGCTTGAATATATAAATGATCTTCCTGGTTTTAAAGAAGTAAATTTTGAATCGGCAAGTAGAAATGGTGAACCATTCGAAGCAATGTTAAACAGAAAACAATACTTGCCTAGTCCAGTAATGAGATTTTGTACAATTGAATTAAAAATTAGAACAATACATAAGTTTTTAAAATTTAAAGGTTGGGATCATAACGAAAATATGGATTGGGTAGGAATTAGGGCTGATGAACCAAGAAGAGCAGCAAAAATACAGCGGGAAAGAACGCCCTTGGTTTCTGCTAACATTAATTCTTATGATGTAGGTTTATTTTGGAAAAATCAAAGTTTTGATTTAGGTTTACCTAATTTCAATGGAAAAACTTATCATGGTAATTGTGATTTATGTTATTTAAAAGGTGAAAAGCAAACTTTAAGTTTGATCGCAGAAAAGCCTGAAAGAGCAATTTGGTGGGCAAATATGGAAGAAACTCATATAAATAAAGCAATTAATCAAGGTGGCAAATTTAGAAAGGATAGACCAACTTATCGTCAAATGTACGATTACGTTTTAGCTCAAAAAGATATGTTTGTAGATGTAGGTAATGAAGAATCAATAGCTTGTTTTTGTGGAGATTAATATGACATTTGAAGATTTTTGGAAAGCCTGGCCTCGTAGCTCACGCAAAGGAGGCAAATCAGAATGTTTAAAAAAATGGCAAAAATACTACTGTGATGCGTGTGCCGACCAAATAATTAAACACGTTGAGTGGATGAAGACCACAAACGACTGGCGCAAAGACAATGGAGCGTTTATTCCAGCGCCCCTTGTGTACTTAAACCAACAGCGTTGGGATGGAGCTGAGATACCTGAAGTCTCTACAATGGTTCAGGAACGTGATCCTTACCTTGTTAAACTAGATGCAGAAAAGGCAAAAGCCGTCCCTATGCCTGAACATATCCGTCAAAAAATTATGGAGATAAGACGTGGAAATTAAAACAATATGGCAACCAGTACCGCCTTGGCCTGAGGGAACTGTTTTAAAGGAAACTAAGTACCCTGTAGCGGAAAGATTACCTAGACTGCCCCCACAGGTACGTGTTCTTGCGCCAAGGTTTTACAAGTCTATTGGCTACCGCAATTCAAACGAAATGAGAAAGTGGATTGTCAATGGATGAGCCTTTTGATCAAATGTACGATGAGATTGTGGAGCTGTACGCCCACCTTGCAATGCAACCTGGCTGGGTAGAATACATCAGGGATGCAGTACGTCAGAAGATGCAAAGTAACGCATTATTTGCAAATTTGGCTGAAGATGTAAAAAATACGATACATAGGAAGAAAAATGAGACGAGCAGCACGAGTTGACGAGAATCAAGCAGAAATAGTCAAGGCTCTTCGTGATGCTGGGGCTTATGTGTATTACATTAAAGAACCTTGCGATCTTCTTGTTGGATATGAGGGAGAAACTCTACTTATGGAGGTGAAGAACCCTGATAGTGCGTATGGCAAAAAAGGGTTTAACGAGAACCAGCTAGACTTTGCTGAAAACTGGAAAGGTGGGCCGTTTTGTTTGGTTGATTCAGTTGAAAGCGCAATGCGTATGCTGAAACTAATGTTGTCAAAACCATGAAATTTAAATTAGAAAATGAAGAACAAGCCAAAGCGTTGATGGTCAGAGTTTGGCCTAAAGTTTTAGAGGCGCTTAAAACTGGTAAACAGCTCGACATGGAAATTGTGGATGCGGTTAGATCAGACGACCAAAACAGGTTGTATCACGCAATAATTGCTGATATTGCCCAGTATGCTACACATCTCGGAGCTAAATGGGATGAGGAGAGTTGGAAGCGTTTTTTAATAGACCAATTTGCTTCTGAAACAGGGCTTAGAAGCGGTAAAGTTGTACCGAGCTTAGATAGTCATAGAATTGTGCAACTCGGTCTCCAATCTCGTAAATTTACTAAGGACCAGGCATCGCAGTTTGTGGAATGGTTATATGCTTGGTGCGCCCAAAACGAAATCGAAATAAATGAAACCAAATCCCAAACGTGAATACATCCGCAGTCGTAAACTGTTAGATAACTGCCAATATCTGAATTGCGCCATGTGTGGAGTAGATGATGGCACGATTGTTGGCGCACATTCCAATCAAGGAGCGCATGGCAAGGGTAAAGCTATAAAAGCAGATGACAATATGATTGCTGCCTTATGCCATGTTTGCCACATGGATTTAGACCAAGGTTCTATCTATAGTAAGAAAGAACGTGAAAGGCTCTGGGATAGAGCGCACCTTAAAACAGTTTACTGGCTAATTGAAGCTAATTTGTGGCCTGATAATGTGCCTCTACCCCAAACCTATATAGACTACAAGAATAGTCTTATTTAATCGGATGTGCCTTTTCCATAGGCAAATTCTCATGCTTTTTGAGCTTGTCTTCTAGTCTGTGCAACTCGTGCTCAGTTTTCTTTTCATGCTCCCTTAAAACCACATAATGTGATTTGGGTGACTTGTATTCTTTGCCTTCAATTTTAAAGTTCTTCATGCTATTACCTTGCCTTCTTTAAGTTCTGCTATTGTTAAACCGCCTGTGTATTGAAAGTGCGCCAGTTCTTTAAATGATTTCCATTTACCAGCCCACTCCAGTCCTGACTCTTCTCCAAGTTGCCCTATCTGTGCCCAAACTGGATGGCTTCCGTCCCAGTCTGGTTTGCCAAACACCACAGGCACAACATCCACAGCGCAACGATGATTGTGAAAAGAGTCACCTCCTCTTGCATTTGTGACAATCTTGCCTTCAATTGTGCGCCCTTGAGCATAAAGAGCATCCTGACTTTCATAATCCCTATATGTAGAAGTAACCAAGATGTCGATGCCATTATGCTGACAAGCCTTAATAAAATCTTCAACTCTTGCTCGAACTTCCGGAAGTAGATCATCTAAGTTTCTTGAATTAATCATTTTGTTGGTTGTGAGTTATGTAACATAGCATCCTTGGCTTGTGAGCCTGCAGAGCTACCAAAATAAAAAGACATGATTGCCGTCCATGCAGTTCCAAGCGAACCCAGCATCAAAAGCAAAGCATCAGATGTTTTAAATGTCTCCATCATCAGCCCTACCAATATACCAAAGAATCCAAATGTAACCAACACAGCTAAAACAGGAGGTATAAAAGAATGGGTGCTTTGCTGCAGATCACGAGCAGATTTCCTGTCCTGAACCGCCATTTGTTCAAAGTTCAAACCCAACTCTTGCGCTTTAGCTTTTAACGCAATCTCAGCTTGTTGTATAGATGCAACTTGTTCTGCAGTTAATTTACTGTCCTCAATGTTCTTTTGAATGTCCTCAGACTTCATGCCCAACGCAGATTCAAGCGCAGATACCGCCATACCCGCAACTGGAGTTCCCAATGCTGAGGCAATTGTCGGGGCTAGTTGTTCAATTGTTTTAAGCCAATCCATGTCAGTCCTTACAATATTTAGGCCAATAGCCTGTCTGTCTGAATAAATGCTCACATTCTGCGTTTATTGAGTCGTCATAATAGTGTTTCATAAACATGATGTGCCAGTCTTGTCCGCTTTTCTTGTTTTTGTAATCTTGATTAATCTCATACATTAATACTGCAAATGTGAGGATGACCACCAAGATCGCAACACAAATTGCAATTCTAATATTCCATTTCTCCAGCCGTTCAGCTCTTCTTCTTTCGTTAGCTTGTTCTTTTTTTTTAATATAGCGTTATGTTTTGCTTGTTCTGTCGTTAATTTTTGACGTTCTGCTACAAATTCTGTCCATACAGCACCAAGTTCAGGAGGTGATTCATATACCAACATCTGCCTTAGATCGTACTCAGCCTGTTCTAATTGCTTCCTACGCAGTACATTCTCAAGTGCAATAGCCTGTAATGACTTACCCTTAGGAGGATTCTTTTTCTGTTCTTCCGCTTCCTTGTGCGCTTTTTCTTGATGGTCAAAGAAACTACCAAGCGCCCCACCCAACTCATTGACAATCTTGACTACTTCACCGCCAGTAGATTTAATTTCCTTGTAAGCAGCCACTCCGCTTTTTACAGCAGAGAAAGCCATCATTGCTAGGGTAAAGGGATCGATTTTATTTCCCCGTCAGGAAATGGACAATAAAACCAATAAAAGAACTGACAGCAGATACAACCATCATGCCAACCCAAAACCCACCTTTGGATCGGTTCGCAAGTTCGACCAATTGGCAAACGGAAGCCTCAAGTTTGTCGATCTTCTTTTCAAGAGTTTCAACAGTTGCGACCAACTGTCCGTACTTAAACATGTCAATTGGTGATTCGGTACTCATGGCTTTCCTATTTCAGATAATTTAACACCAGCACCAGGTTTTAGCGCTTCTTTGGTTTGTTGCTTGATTGCACGATTTTGTAATGCTTCTCTGCCCATTGTTCCAATAGGTACAACATTGGCAGTTGTGGCATTTAACGCTTTTTCTAGTCCAGATGCTGCAAGAGCCTTTGCTCCTGCAACAAATGTGTTGGATTCGTTAACAAATGCGCCCCTTGGTCTAGCCTCTACATATTGACCAGTTTTGACCAGATTACGCAACATTTGTGCATCACCGCCAAACAAAGCATCCAATTTGCCGTCAACATCCATTTTGTTAATAGCTTTATTGAATTTAGCAGTAGAAAAATTACCACTTGCATCTGTGGCTTCACGAGTTAAATAATCCAATGTGCCAGAACGCAAATGCTCAATGGCTTGTGGATTGTCTTTTAATAAATTAAGTGAATTCTGAAAATCGGCATTTTTAGACCTTACAACAAAATTTTGTATAAAGTCTTTTGTATCCGCTTTGCCATTAACAACTTTGTTATATAAATCGTTAGTTTTTTCTAGTTCAAAATCGTGTTTCGCTAAACTTCTAGCATTGTCCGCTGCAGTTTTAAGTTCAGCAGTCGCGCTAGGCATAGGTATATCTTCTAATTCCTGTCTAACAACGCTTAACGCATGGCGCACGTTGCCATCATCTGTAGCTCTTGATGCTTTGGCAATTTGTGTACGCAAATTCTCAAAGTTGTCAAAGTTCATTTCTTTTTTGCCACTTGCATATTCATCTATTCTGCGTTTGAAAACTTCAGGCAGAAACTCAGATTCCTCACCCTTGGACAATGCAGACAAAGCATTTTTACCAAATGTTTGTGCATCAATAGGGAACTTTCCACCACCTAATGCTTCTAAATCTTTGTAAGCAGTTTTTGTTGCTTCAACATTGTTTTTCTTAATGTCATTTACAAAACCAATAGCATTTCCTGCATCATCAACGTAATCAGTAGTAAACACATTTGGAGCTGTGCGCTCTTTAATAGCTTGAGCATTAGCCATTAAATCTTTGTTTTGCTGATTAAAGTGTTCTACATATTGCTCTTTAACGCCACGCTCATTACGTTCCCTAGAAATAATATTTGGGTCTTGCAATGCTTGACCTTTGGTAAGACGTACAGGAATCGGTAAAGAATCTGCTTCCAAATGCCTAGCCAACGCATCCGAATGTAAATCAGCAGGATTAACAGTTTTAAGTTCTGCAGCCAATTCTGGAGTTGCGCTTGAAATTGCTTGGTCAAGAACAGTCTTGTTAACTGTTTGCGCTGCCCCTGCATTTTGCATAGCCAATTGTTGCGCTTGAGGTAATGTTGTTGGTTCTTTCTTAAGTTGTTTGGCAGCTTGAAAAGCCTCATTGATTTCAGTAGTTACAGGCTTTACATTTGGTGCTTGACCAATAATTTCTGGCATAACAGGAGGCAATTTAGAAGCCTCAAAAGCCTTTTGTATATTTTCAATATATGCTTTACCTTGTGGGGTTGTTGGTTGATAGCCTGGATGCTCTGCTAAAAACTTAGATGCAATCTTTTCTGCTATTGGCGCAGGAGCTTGACCTGTTTGAATAGCTTCGGGAATACTTTGCACAATTCCTTTTGCTCCAGCAACCAAAGGCATAACCATGCCTGAAGCTGCAGCAAGACCAGCTTCTCCAACTCCTGTTAATACATCCCGAGCTTTTTGTCTTTCCTCAAAAGCACGTTGCAATAAAGATTTTTCTTGTTGTTGCTTCTTGGGTTGTTCCTCACCAACGTCAATTTGATCCCAAAGACTAGCCAATGATTGTGTGCCTTTGGCGCTAGGCATAACTTGAACGTGAACCGCATCATTGGCAATAGGTCTATGCAAACCAAACTGTTTAAGAAAGTCTGTTGGAACACTTGAGTCAATATCTACTGCATCCCCAGTTTCGTGGGCGCTTGTGCCTGGTTTAGCAACAGGATACTTATTAGGTTTTGATGCTAGAGCAGCTTGTTGTTCATAAGTACGAAAACCACTTGTAACAGGCAATTCTTTGTTATATTGCTTACGATAGGCTTCTTTAGCTTGTTCAAGACGATCATTTAAATCGCCTTTAAGACCAGTATCTGAAGCATCCCAAAGTTCTGCTAATGTAGGCATTATTTGACCAATCCTAATCTTCTAGCTTCTGCTAGTTTTTGTGCAAACTCTTTACGTTCATCAGGACTCATAGATTGTTTTAAAGATTTAACTTGTTCTGGAGTCATTTCTTGTAACAATCTAGGATCAGCTATTTTTGCAAATTCTAATGATTTTTGTTGTAATGTTAATGGGTCATTTGCAAAAGGTTGTAAAAATTCAGCTTTTTTCTGTTTTAATCTTTCTTGTGCAATTAATTGATTAGATGCTTCTTTAATTGCTTCAACATTCATTTTCTTATTTGGATTTGCAGCTTCAGCAAGTTGTCTTGCCAAATCGGTATTTCCACCAGCAAGTGAAAGAAGTGCAGAATTTTTAGCCAATACATCTGTGTTAGCTTTTTCAATTTCAAACACAGGTACGCCAATTGCATTTGCTATGCCAGTAACAAATTCTTTTCTTGAACCGCCAACACCAGTAAATGATTTATTTGCCAAGTCTTTAATGTTTTGCAATAAACCAATTCTGTTTTGTGCTGTTTGTGCATCAGAAAATACTTGTTTTAAATCTTCTGCACCAACTCCTGCATTTGGAGGTAATTGACTAGGCACAAATCCTTTTGGTCCCTGTGCGCCAAGATAACCAGGTTGCCCAGTTGGACTTATTGTTAAAGTTGATGGAGGCAATTGATTTTGAATTGCAGGAGTATTTCCTGGCCCACCGCCTTGATATGGTGACTGATAAATAGGCACTTGCATTTGACCAGTATTGACATATGTAGCAGGAGCATTGACTTGACCAAACTGCTCGGCATTTGTACCAGCTTGTTGAACACCATTTTTAATCAACTGATATGCTTCTTTAGGATTAGTTTTGGCTGCTTGGATTAAAGAATCGTGCATTTTAGAATCGTGCATTGGAATACCAACATCTTCTAAAAACACTTTTGCTTTATCTAGCTTTTCTACCATTTTCTTTGCATCGCCTTTTTGAAAGTCTGGATCAGTCAGCAGACCGCCATAAACTCCACGAGCAATGTTCGCATAATGATTTGTAACATCAACACCAGTTTGTTCTGCAACCAGTTTAAGTCTTTTAGCTTCAGATTCAGATTTAGAAACTTCTGGCTCTAGTGTTCTTCTAGCTTTTTCAGTTCCAATCTTTGCCTGTTCTAATGCCTGTTCTGCTTGTTGAAGTTGTAAAGGATTTAATTGACGAGCCTGTTGCAATGCTTGGGCAGACTGCGCCATCTGCATCATCTCTGCTAAAGATGTGCCTTTAACTGGTGTAGTAACTGGTGCCTGGAATGATTGAATAGCCATATTTATCCTTGAGAATTCCACCAAGATGGAGTTGAGCTAGTATTATTATTAAAATAATTTGAAATTCCATTTGCTCCAGTTACATTAGTTCCACCAGCATTAGCCGGGTTTAAAATAGAAGCCAATGTAACACCTTGACCAATACTATTTAATCCTTGCGCTTGAGCTGCAGCACTTCCGACTTGTCCTTGTGCGACCGCATTAGCAGAGCCAACTCCAAGATTAGCAATGTTAGTGGCATTACCTGTGGCAAGATTAGACAATCCAGATACAGCGTTTTGACCAACTCCAGCTATGCCAAGCAATTTGTTGTATATATTTGTTTGTTGTGTTTGTGATTGATTAAATGCTTGGTTTTGTTGACCCATGTAGTTTTGTAAAGCATTTTGATACGCATTAGAAGCATAGTCTTCTGCAAACTTAGTACCAGCAATTCCGATGTTAGAACCTCCACCACTAGCATTTAATCCTTGACTTTGTGCGCCCAAGCCTTGTTGCAACATAAACTGATAATTAGGCGCTAGATTAGCATTTAAATCTTGTGCCGTGAAAGGTTTGTATGCTGGTTGTTGAGCAGTTAAACTAGGCATTGCAGCGTTTAAATTAGCTAAACCCGCCTGACCAGTTTGTAAATAAGGAGTGTAATTAGGCGCTAATGTCTGGAAGTTTTGTTGTAATTGATTTTGTGCAGATTCAGATGCCTGTGCTTGTGTATTAGCCGCAGCTGTAGCTGCACTTGCCTGTTTATTAGCACCAATTAATCCTAGCCCCGCAGCGGCTGCTATTCCCCATCCTATAGGCATAATTATCCCCTTTGAATTAAAACGTCATCCACTTTAGACGCATCTTTTTCGTCCGTAGCATGGATGCAATACCAAATTGAGTCTTCCAACGCTTCAATCGAGTGGTGTAACCCCGATTTTATCTCTATACACGCTGGAGCGCTATATTCTTTTTCGCTTATGTCTGTGCGTAAAATTACTTTACCTTTGCTCAAAATACTCAAATGTGAATATTTGTGCATATGCTGACCAACAAGAAAACCTTTAGGTATTGCCATTTCTTTAGCATAAACACCATCTGAAAAATGATGGATTGTGCCTAAATCAACTTCCATGTGACCTTTCATTTGCCTAAAAATATCCGCGTGATTCAAAATGTACCTCCTGAAATACCACCCAAAGCAGTCAAAGTGCCTTTTACAGTCTCATTACCATCAATTACAGAATTTCCTGTGATTTCTTGATTACCTTGAATTGTCTGTTGTCCAGTCTTTATACTAACAAAATTAGGGCTTTGTAACCACAATAACCAAGGCAAAGCAGGTTGACCAGAACTAGGATCAATAAATGGCACTCTAGGCCAAATAATATTACCGCTAGAACTAGATGTTGCCATTAGTTTTCACCCACTTCTGCTTTAAGGTTGGCGCTCACTATTACCGCTTTTACTGGATCGCTAATACTAACCTCATAAATTCTGTCTCTGGCAGTACCCAATCTACGCCAAATAGCACGATTTCTGTATTTACCCACCTTACCAATCGTACACCAATGTTCATTTGAATAGGTAGAACCACCATCATTTGACCATCTAAGCATAGCTTGTGGATTCTGACCTTGCCCAGTTTCTAATCCAACTCCAGGTTGAAACTGTATCTGTAATTCAGCAAAATATTGTCTTTGCAAATCTGATACCAAATGTGGACATCTTCTAAGCCTTCTAATTGTATTCCCTGCTTCTGTATATACAGCATTGTCTAATTGATATATTTGTCCATTGGCATAATCACCAACCAAATACACATTATTAAATATTGCACCGCAGTTTGATCTGTGACGATTAAATTGCTGACCATCCCAAGATAGCCATTTGTGCCACATTTCTGTCGTTAAATCATATACCCATGTAATATTAATACTAGGGAATGTAACCACATAAAATTCATGCCCATCGAGCTGGTATGTGTAAGCCACAGCATCCGCAATGTATTGGTTCATTAAAGTTTGTTCTACAGCATGGGTAGAAATTCTTTTGAAAGAATAGCCTTGCATAACACCAATAACGGCTTGACCTCTGTAGTCTTGGCTTACAAATGCAAATTGTTCGCCAAATCTAGCCACGCTAAAAGGCGCTGCAATGCCATGTTGTACAGATGTTCCTGTAACCCTTTGAAATGGAAAACTAATAATGCCAGGAATTACATTACCTACATCTGTCCACATTTCAGCGGTAAATTCGCCAAGCAAAAATACTTGTCTGTGATCTACGATTAAAGATACAAGTGGGTCTGGAGCACCATCTTTAGAACCATAATAAGCATTAGTGGATGTGACTAACCCCAAGTCTGTCGCAGCCCACAACTGTGTGCCAGGTTGGTTGTAAATAATGTAGTTATCAACAACATCACAAACATTTGCCCCTTTCCACGGCCCATCTGAGCTTGGCAAAGTATTAAATGAATTTGTAGATGCAACCCAATAATACCTATTAACACCATCAACAATGTAAGCATTTAAGCCTGTATTAGTCATTATGTTATCTGTGATTGATACATAACCTGTGCTTGTAGATAACGTACCTATTTGAGTAGATACATAACTACCAGAATAAGTAACTGAATAAACAATTGAGCCAACAACAACAATTAAATACTTACCACCACTTAAAGTACGCATACCACGCACAGGTGCATTATTTAACTGAAGTATAGACGTTAGCCCTGGAGTTGGATAAAGCGCCACCACGCCCCTACTACCAGGCGGTTTTAGTGGATCAATTTCAGGATAGAAATTAATGCACTCTTGCGCTTCTTGATAAATAGAAGCTGCTTCATAAGATGGTCCAACAAAGCCAAAATCGCTCATCTAAAGAACCCACCAGATAAAATCCATCCTGCATCCTTCTGTCTGCCAACCAACAATGAATCTGCGTATGTAGAAACAATCGCTGGATTCATGTTTGTGCGTTTTACTGTAGACTTAGATTGCGCTGCAAACTTCATAATCATTTGTATTTGCGTAGGACTTGCCTTTCCGTACATAGGCATTAATCGTTCTGCCAGACACCACCTCAAAGCCATGTTGTAGCCTTGGGGAAGATTGATATTGTCAAATTGTGTTGTAAATCTTTGAAACAATTGATCTACAAATATGTGCATCTCGCCCTGACTAGGATTAGGCCACACATAAATATTACCCAATGTTTCCGTTGGTTCGTAGTAAATAGCTTTAGGCCAAGGCCCATTTAACGTCTTAAGACCAATCATTTCATATTGCTCAATATTAAGCACAGAAACTGGGTAATCTAAACCGCCATTTGTGATGGGTTGACCATTGGAATAAGTGTTAATTCTGACAAAACAAGAATTTAGTCTAAGTGGACGTTGATAATAACTACGAATTGACTCGCTTGTTATAGGAGTTGCATAAGTTGTATTTAATAAATAAGTACCAGCCTCATTTACATTGTTTCCCGCCCCTGTGAGCATTTGAACAATAGTAGTCCCCGCTGTAATACCAGTTCCGCTAAGAGTTTGACCAAGAGATATGCCCCCAGACTGGATGCTAGTAATAGTGAGAATATTATTAGCAATACTTCCAGTAAATGTTGCACCAATTTGACCGCCTGGGCCAATAGTGTATTGAGTTTGACCAGGTGTAATAGGAAATATAATTTCATTTTTGTAAAACACCATCATGTCTTCATTAGACCATTGGTCTAACATATCTTGCAACATATCAAAAGCATCTTGACTTGCTTCTGCAGTTGGATTTTCACCAGCTTCTAAAGCGCCAATATCTTTTAATGCTCTACTAATGATGTCATTTGGTGTAGTCATTTTTTAACCTTATTATCCTGCAACCCAAGCAGAACCATTGTCAAATACAGGGCATTTAACTGAACCTCCACCAGTTAAAGCACCCAAAAATGTTGGAGTTGTTGCATCTGTAACATAAGCAGTTCTACCAGCAGTTCCAGCAGTTGGCAATGTTGCAACAGTATAAGTCCCAAGTCCTAGTGTCTTTGATACATTTAAGATAGAAGAATTTATGGTTTGACCAAAGGAAATATTACCATTGTTACCAAGTCCTAAATAGCTGAAATTTGTGTACATTCCAGATAAAGAACTTAATGATGCACCACCATTAGATAGCAATGTAGTTCCTGTAATAGTTGCCATTCCTGATCCAGCACCTTGCATAATTGTGGTAGAACTAGATGTGGAATCATTTACTAATGAACCAGCTAACAAAAACTCACTTGGGCCATCAAATTGGAATATAGCAACAGTTCTACTTGTTTTTAAAACAAAAGAACCACCATAAATAGAAATATAAGCAGTTGATCCACTACTTGAATTATCATTCCAAAGAACTCTTGCAGACCCAATATTTCCTTCTATATGGCATCCATAAATATTCAATACACCACAGGTAACATAAAAATATATGCCTGACATTCCATCTATGGTGCAACCAAATAAATAAACATCTGCATTTGCATTTTGTAAAGAAATTCCATTTACTGAATTGTAAAAAGCACTATTTGTAAATGTAATTCTTTCACCAGCATTGGTAGAAGCGGCTGAAGGCAATATAAGACAACTTCCACAATTATTAACTTCAACAGCATCAAAGGACAAAATATAAGCGTTATAACTTATCTGTATTCCTGTCCCAAAATTAATAACAACACAATTTCTGACTTGATAATGGCAAGCGGCAGTATTTGCGGCATTTCCATTAAAACTCATTCCGATTACACTACCAGAATAACTATTGCCAAGAATTTGCAATCCTGAAAAATATTTGTTTGCATTCCCAAATCCTGTTCCACCTGATACTGGAGTTAAAGTATCACCATAAAAGGTAATTGCAACTCCACTTGTCATTGTTGAAAAATTCAAAGTAGCGGCATAACCAATTACAGTTATATAAGCAGTATCAATTGTTATTCCTGAAGTGCATTTGTAAGTGCCTGCAGGAAATATAACTTCTCCAGGAACGCCAGTTCCAATAACATAAGCTAAAGCATTTTTAATTGCTGTTGTGTCATCTGTAGTCCCATCACCTTTAGCACCAAAATCTTTAACAGATACTGATTCTTGTAGTTTTACTTGTACTGTACT